AAGTGCTTGAGGCCCCACACGACCGCGAAGACGAGGCCACCAGCCACGTAGTCCTGCAACTGCTTTGACGCAAGGAACTCCTGCAGGAAGTCGATCATGTCAGTCCTCCTCGGTCGTCAGTCCGGCTGCGGTCTGTGGGCGAGCGCCGCCGCGCATACGTCTGCGGTCGTGCTTGCTCGCCCGAATGCGATAACCAGCGCCGTCCTCAGCGCCGTCCGGTGCGCCTTGCCTGCCTCGTCCGCTGGTTCCGGCGCGAGGTCGAGCGCCTCGATGTCCTGGTCTGCCAGCCCGCGCGTTGCCTCGGCATTCCGGCGTTTCTGCCGGAGCCACTCGGCCAGCGGGCACGTCGCGCAGTCAGGCATACACCGCCTCGGTGCTGTCCGTTGTCACGATGCACGATCCGTAGTAGCCCATTTCGAGAAGAACATTGTAGCGGTACTCACTCCAGGACATCCGCATAAGTCTCCGCGCCCGGTCGATTTTCGGGAACCAACGCCTGAACTCATGCGCGGTCATCCCTGCCAGCTCGACAGCGTCGATATGTCCGTATTCGTCGGGCACCGGCAGCCTCCTCACAGGCCCAGCGTCTCCTTCACCTTCTCCGGAGTCGGCGTCCCGTGTTCTACCACCCACTTCGCGGCGGCCTTTGCGAGCTTCAGCGCCTTCGCTGGAGTACCCGCGTTGTAGCCCTGCGCCAGCGCATAGACTACGAACAGCCCCGCGTCCTCACACTCCTTGACCACATAGTCCTTTGCAGGGGTCCACAACACATTGAATAGCTTAGTCAGCGGCATGGTCTTCGGCCTCCTCCGAATTGTACTCTGCGTCACATCCGCCCAGCCGAATTGTACTCTCGCGCCCGAGACGGCAATTCACCAGGTGGCCCGTTCGTCCTGGGCCGGTTGTTCGTCGCCATCCGGCTCGGCCTTCACCACGAATTCCTCTATCGCCTGGAGGCGCATTTCCAACTCGACGACCTGTTCCTCCGGTGGCGGCAGGTCCGGAGGCTTTGGCGTCTCGGCGACGGCAGGTTCCGGCGCGGCCTCCCCTGCGGGTGCTCCCGAGGTCTGCGGCGCTTCGTGCGTCTCTGGGTGCGCTCGCTCTGGAGGCTCTGGGGCAGCCACCTCGGTCGGAAGTTCGGCGGGGGCATCGACAGTCTTCAGGGCCCCCTGGGCGGATGCCTCTACCCCCGCGTCGAGCACGATGGCCTCCTCCGGCATCGGCGCGACTCGCCAGCCCGCCAGCGCCGCCAACGCCGCCAACGTGACCGCTACAACCGACAGGAAGACCGTTGACCCCTTCACGGTGTGCGCTCCTCCGCAGACCGTTGGTTCCGGTCGGCGTTCAGTCTGCGCTCAATCGACTGGAGCCGCGCTGTGAGCGACTCCAGTAACATCCGGTTGGTTGCGATGTTCTCGGTTTGCAGGACATGCGCCGCCACAGCGTCTGATCGGTCATGCGCCGACAGTTTCCCGAGGTATGAGACAAGCACAAGGTTCAAGACAATGCACACCACCACCACAAGGAGGAGGATCTTGCAGAAGCGGGCCGGGCAGGTGTGTCCAGTCATCGGGTCCCATCCCTCTGGTCAAGCTCGCCCTCGATGCGCGCCAGGATACGCATAACCTCATCCAACCGTGCCTGCGTCGCCTCGCGGTTCATGTAACGCTGGTCAAGGTCCCGGTCTGTATGGTGCGCGGATTCGTCGCCGACGTGCAGTTCGACTCGCGCCCAAGCCGACGCGAGCCCTGCCACAAGGACGATGAGGGAGATGATGACCCCAAGCTGCAGCTTGATCGGCGTCTGCTGTCCGATCCCGTTATCCTTCTGCATGGTGCTGCGCCTTTCGCTTGAGGTACACGCCACCGAGCCGCCTACTCCACGTACAGCTTCCCCTGGTCCGCGATGTGGTCGCCGCCCGCCACCATAACATAGGTTTCCAGTACGGGTCCAGACGGGTGCTTGACGATCTTGATTGGTTGCCCTTGCCCCGTTGAGTCGCCGCTAATGCGCCTTGAGACCTCCGACCGGAACCAATCCAGTGAGACCTGAGACCCCGGGCATGTCTTGTCCTCAACCATCCGGTGGAACAGTAGGTTCGGCAGCGGGATGGCGTAGAGTCGGTGCATGACCGCAAAGAGGTCGAGGGCCAACATCATGCTGTCTGATGAGGTCGGGTCTTCGATGTCGAAGTTCCCGACTATCTCAACCCCGATAGCGTGACGGTTCAGCCACATACGGTCGCCGCCGCAAAGACGCTTTGCGTCGGGGTGTACTTGCGCCCACGGTCTACCGACTAGGCCATGCGCCCAATTAGACCTGTCGAGGGGCCGGGCGGTCCAGACCTTCCCGTCTGGACCAGCGTAGAGGTTAGCGCCAATGTCGGACCATCCAAGGCTCATGTGATACTGCCGGATGGCGCGCATTGAGTTCAGCCCACGCCACTGCTCCGAGGTCGGGCTCCAAGTGTGGTGAGCGCAGGTCGCCAGGACCGGGTTGGCAGGGACCTGCGAGTGGAGGTAGGCCTCAACCTCTTCAATCCCCAGCGGCGTCAGCGTCGAGAAACTCACCCTGCTCCTCCTGCCCGTCGTTCTATTCTCTTATACCAACATCACCCGCACCGCTACTCTACCCTACCGCAGGCACTTCGTCAACCGACTCGAAGACTACTAGACCACGTTCCTTCGCCTCCGCCAGTTCCCGGTCTGCCCCAGGCGAGTGCCCGAGGAACAGAAACCACTCGCACTTGCCCACCCACGCGAGGTCTATTCGCATGAAGTCCTCGTAGCAGAATCGCGAGTCGTTCTCCCAGCCCGCACTCTGCGAGATCGGGCTGAACGGGTAGTGTCCCTTCGCCGCCAGCGCCCGCGTCGCCTCGTCGGCCCGCTCGATGTTGGCCGCGACCTTCAGGGGGTCTGGGCTGCTGTAGGGTCCGCTAATGTAGATAAAGTGGGGCCGAATTTTCGACACTACGCACCTCCAATCTTCGGCATCCCGAACGGCAACGGTTGCACGAGGTGCTTGTCCGCGTACAGCCGCACGAGGTTCGTCCCCAACACTGCGGGCGGCATGTTCCGGTCCCGCGCATAGCTCCCCGGCACATACCGCAGCCAGCATCCAATCGCAATCATCTGAATGCCGGATGGACTCCACCACCACACGCCGTTATCGTCCTGGCTGGCAGCCATTACCGCACGTTCCTGGTTCCCACGAACATGCCGGTGCCCCGCAATCGCCGCGTCGCACTTGTTGTTCTCGGTGAACCGCTGCATCGTGTTCCAGAGGTGCCCGTAGGACTGGCCGCTCCCCGTCCCGTGGTGGATGTAGAGCGTGTAGGTCTGATCGCCGACCTGTACGATCATCGGGAAACTGCTCGACGAGTAGGGCACGTTCAGCCTTTCTGCTACGAACTGCGTCGGGCTGACGTTCTGCCCAAGCTGCCGCACCCAACGCGCCTCGTGGTTCCCGTCCGCCAGCACCAACAACCTACCGGCGTCGGCGATAGGCCGAAACAGTTGCGTCATCACAGCGGCGGAGGGCATGATGTCCAGCAGTTGCGCCCCAAGGTTCATCCCCTCCACGCTGTTCAGTGTCGCGTTGTTCAGGCAGTCCCCGAGAGTAAACGGATACAGGCCATCCTTGGTCGCCGCCCAGGTCAACGTCGCCGCGATCTCCCTGAACGCGCACCCGACCGGACCAATATGCACATCGCTGATCGGGAGCAGCGTTGCATAGGGCTTACCCGGAGCACACTTCAAGCGCACCGCGTGGATTCTCTCCCGAACGTCGGTCGCCTCCATGTAGTAGCCGAACCAGTCCGAGCCCGCCCCGTCCTCCCCTGGTCTACGCGCCGCGCCCCCAACAAGCCCCCCCCCAAACACCCGAGGGATACTCTCCTCGAAGGCTGACGGCGGCAGGTCTAGCTTACCCTTCGGCTTCGGGGAGTACGGGTCATCATCTATCAGCCGCGCTGCCTGCTCAACAGCCTTCACGTCCGACTTCTCGACCGGCAGCTTCCGGCCCGACGCCCTATCTACCTCTGTCTCATATTGGGCCTGCAGTTCCCCTTCTGTCACGTTGCCCGGCATCGGCTCTGCTATCGCCGATTCGTCCGCAGAACCCTGCCCAACAAAGTCCCGCCAATCCTTACCCGTCTCCATCCGCGCTTCCGCGATATTGTGCTCCCAGGTTGTGGGCTTTCCCCCATAACGTTTGGCGGCACCCGTAGGCCCCCCATGAGAAGCCACCTCGCGGAGAAACGGCTCCGATCCTAGCTGTTCGCGCAGTTTTCCTGCTACACTGGTCCGTGGGGCCGACATGCAATTATCCTCTCGGGGCACTGAAGACGGGTTCTTCCGCTGCTTCGATCTGGCGGTATAGGTCAAGTACCCGTTCCACGAGGTCGGCGTCTATCACCGCGTCGGCATCTTCATCCTTCACGGTCTCGGCGCAGACTTTGTGGTGGGCAATCGACCAGGGGATGAGGGCTATGTAGTTCAGCGTGTCGATCTGTTCTTCTAATGCGTGGGAGGTGAGTTCGGCGGGGGAGAGGGAGAGATGATTCCACGGCCCGTAGGTCCGGCGACCCCTCTCGAAGGTCGCGACCGCCGCCTCCGCAATGTCGTGTGGAACTCCGAGGCGTTCACACAACCTCAAGAGTTTCTCGGCGAGCCCGTCTTGGCAAATCTCCACGTTCGACCCTCTGGTCCCCAAAATCGCGGGGAAGTGGGGTTCCGATATTGACTATAGCGAACGAGGGCCGGAATGTCAACACTTCGCGCCGCTGCCGTAAAGCACGACGGGCCTCCATAGTCGGAGGCCCGTCGTTAGCCGAAGAGGCTGTAGGTCTTCTAGTAGTTGGTGAGCGGAGTGCCATCCGCGTCCTGCAGCGTGATCGTGGAGAAGCAGTCCCCGTTCGTGATGACCCAGGTTCCGCGCCATGAGACCGACCGCTGGTAGGTGTTCGTCTCTGCGTCATAGTGCTCGGGGGAGACGTACAGCGGAATGTACGGAGCATACACCGCTCCGGTCTCACTCCAGGTCGGCGGCCTGAACCCGAACAACATCTTCAGGCGGCTGAACCATGTCGCTTCGTAGACGCGGATGGTGCCGCCGAGCGCACCGAGGTAACTCAGGCCGGTGCCGAACTCGATCCGGTCCTCGTACCGAATCCCGCCTGCGTTCATGCCCTTGAGACCGAGCGCTGCGCCAGGGCCGCACACAACCCAGTCGGCAGGGCGGTTGGTCTTCTCGGCGATCTGCGACGACGCCTGCGCGACGTACATGCCCAGGTGGTTCTGCCACTCCTGGACGGCATAGTTGGTCTCGCCGGTTGGGCGACGGGTTCCGAAGGTCGCCGTACCGGCGGTCGCGCCGTTCAGGAGGTCATCGAGCAGCGTGTAGTTCAGTTCGCGGGCGATCTCGTCGGTCGCTGCCGTAATCATCTCCTGGTCGGCGTCAAGGTTGTGGACAGACCGGAGGTCCTGGCGAAGCTCCTGCGAGAAGTGGTACCGCAGGGACTTCGTGCGGGCCGTGATGGTCGTCGGGACGATCCGAGGCTCGATCTGTGCCTTGGTCGCCGACTCGGTGTGGTCCGCGAAGGTCGAGTCGAAGTTCGAGGAGTCGTTGAGGTTGTACTGAGTCGGAGTCGTCAGGAAGGACAGCGTATGGATGGTCGCGGACGGCCCGTTCATCGGCTGCACGCTAACGATGCCGTCGTACGCCACCAGCTTCGGATAGATGTCCCTCAGGGTCGGCATGATAAGCGGTGTGATCGTGCCGAGCGCAGAAGTGCCTGTTGCAGCATCCTCGATGACACGTCGCGCACCGGCCCTGGTCGCGGCGCGGAAGTAGTGGGCGGTGTCGCTGTGCTCGAACATGGCGTCCATCATCTCGGCGAAGACGTTGCGCGGGTCGTTGCGGCCCGGCTTCCCGTTGCTCGGGATGGAGTCGATGAGCGCCTGCCGAACACCCTCGGCGGTCTCGGGGCGCGGCCTGATCTCGCCAGCGAGGTACCACGAGTCCTCGTACTGCTTCTCATGGCGCTGGTCGGTGATGACGCCAACTCCGGTCGGAACCTCGCCAGTCAGACGGGCCTTCAGCGCGTCGGCGAAGATGGAGAAGCGAGCGTCGGCGTCCTCGATGGAGGTTGCGGCATCAAGGTGCGCCTCAATCGGGGCGCGCATTGCCTCATCAGTGACGGTGGCGAGTAGCTTGGCCTTGTGATCCTCTAGCTTCTGCGCGGCGACCACGGCCTTCGCGGCCTCGCGGGCCATGTCGGCGACCTCGGCCTTCGTGTCGCCGATCTCAGCCTTGACCTTGGCGGCGATGTCCGCAACATCCACGACCGGAGCCGGAGGCGCAGGCGGAACGGGCGGAGTCACGGGCTCGGGCGTCTTGTTGTCCTGAACGACAGTCGGCTCGGGCATTGGAGCACCTTCGGAAGCATCCTCCACTGCGGGAGGCGTGATTGCGTCGTCAGTCTGTGGCTCTTCGGTCTCGGCGCTGTCCACGGTGACGCTGAGGGTTTGTGTGGCGTCCGCGCCGTCGGTCACGATGTCCACGCCCCGCAAGATGTAGTCGCGGATGACAGCGTGGCTGTATGTCCCCTCGTCTATGTGTAGAGCGACTTCTGCGTCCTCGATGATGTTGTCGTCGATGTCGTGGTGCTCTTCGCGACCATAGCCGCGCTTTGACCACTCAAGCTCTACACCGGCATCGAGGCAAGCCGCGTAGGACTTTCCGGCTTCCGAGGCCACGACTTCCCCTTCGGCGAGGCAGTCGATGTCCTTGAGCATGGCCTTGTCCCACACGATGCCGATGTCACGGGCTCCGACCGTTCGCGTGAACGGCGGCATACCGGGGTGTCCGTCAAGCCCCAACAACCGCCCGCGCTTCGCAAGCCGGTTGGCCTTGGCGATGGCGTCGAGCATCTCCGCTTTCGGGTAGATTCGGTCGTTGGCGTTCTTGGTATCGACCTGCCCGAAGACGACCCGGACGCGCATCTTCTTCCCGTCGCCAGCCTGGATCAGTTCGGGCTTCGCAAAGAACGAGTCGCAGAGCGGGACGCGCCCGACCTGCGCCAGGGAGTCCCACTTGGTGTTCGCGTCGTGCAACACCTTGCGGGCTTCCTCGCAGCCATCCGCCAGCAGCTTTGCGGCCTTGTCGGCCAGGGTCTCGCAGGCGTCGAGTTCCTCGCAGCCAGCGAGTTCGGCCTTCAGGTCCTCAATCGGGTCGGCAGAGTCCTGCTCCGGGAAGTCCTTCCCGAACTTCTTGTAGTACCGCTTGAGGTGGTTCTTCACGCTGGCCTTGTCGGTGGTCGGGATGTCTGTCGCGTCAAGCCGCTGCAGCGCGGCATGAACACCGCCCCAAACCGCAGCCATCCGACCGTCTACGACATCGGCAATCGGCAGCTTGTAGGACTCCATCTTGTCCGGGGCGCTGGAGTCTACCCACAGGTGCCCCTTGGCGAACTTCTCCCAGTCCATAGTGCCCATGCCGTTCGGGCCGCCGTTGCCCCCGCAGAGCTTCTTCATGCGGGCGCGCGCAGCCCCGGCATCCCAGGTACGGTCCTCGGGAGCCAAAGGAAGATCGGCGAACTGGGTAGCTCCGTCCATGATCTTAGGCATGGTCGGGAGCCCCTCACTGCATCGCGCGAAGCTGGTGACGCCCCGATATGGGGTCCCCGATAGGGGGCAGCGCCGCTGGATTCGTCAGGGAGCATAGCGATAGAGTACAGGTTTGTCAAGGGTCTTGTGGGCGGACCTAGACAGTGGATGCAACACACTACGGACAGCAGAAGTCAGTGAACGGGGCGTCATCATAAGGTATGAGGCGGCTATCCCAGTTCATCGGGAGGATGTTCGCGAGCGCCGACGCGGCCAGGGCACGAATGCCTTCGGGGTTCCAGCAGACCCAACCCGACTCGGAACGGGCGCTGCCAACCTCTGTCTCTTGATCGTGACGGAAGAGGTAGGGCATCTGTTCCTTGGGCTTGCGCCCTACCCAACGGTCGATACCGTTCACGGTGATGAGGTTCCAGACATAGCGCCCCGAGTTCTCCGGCATCCCTTGGAAGAGGAGGAAGACCTCATGGAAGCGTGGCTTCTGAGTCCCGAGGATCGCACGGCCAGAGGCGCGGAGTTCAAGCACCTCCCCCGGTCCGGCCAGGACAGAGAGGTCAAGGGTACTCTCGATAGGCCACTGTTGGTCTGCGGGCCACTGTGCGTTCCCGTCTGGAGAGATGAAGTCGTCCGCTCCGACCTCAACGATCTTCTCAGGGTCCTGCGCGAACTGGATGGCGTCCGCGACAACCTCCTGGCGGAGCACCAACCGAGTCGTTGCGTCGGGAGGGGTGCCGATGAGGAGTTCTCCGTAGGCACTCAACGGAACCACCAGTCGTGCGGGGTCAGTCGCGAGTTCGTGCCGGGTCAGCGCGGCGGCCATGATTGCGGGACGGCGCTGGAAGTCCGCGAGACGGTACCGTTCCACAAGGTCCTGAAACGGCATCTTCAGAGCCTTCAGGCGCGACGAATGCAGAGGGTCTGCATCTACCCCAACGTACCGCCGCAGGTAGATGAAGTCCACCGGCGCGTCTTCCTGCCGTACCGGCGTAAGGTCATCCGGCGGACCCTGCACTACCCACAAGCGGCTGAGCGCGTTGTGCGCCGTCTCCGACACTACGACTTCGGCCGCGTCCTCGGCCTCGCGTTCGTCCTCCACTACCCCCGCCTTGGCATCCTCGCACACCACCCTCCAGTCGCAACCAACGCCGGTCACATCATAGGCCGAGTCTCTCCCCCTGGCGAGCGCCTCCGTTTGCGTTGGTTCCTCGGAGAAGCGTACTGACGCAATCCGGCCCGAATGCGTCAATAGCGCAGAGAGCCTCTGTGCCCTTTCGCACAACGGCTCCTCGTGCAAGTCCTCCCCGTCCAGGTGCAGGCAGTCGAAGGCGACAAACCGCAGGTCGGCATCGGACAGGTCCTTGCGACGGCTCAACGCACGGCGTATCACCGAGGAGTCCAACGCTCCGAGAAGTTCGCCGTCCAGGACGAATGACTCGGCCTCAATCGCCCTCGCCGCCTCTGCGATTTGTCCGAGGAAGTGGGAGACGTTGTGCGTCCCGCCCTGATCGGCAAAGACCCACACCTGTTCGCCGTGCTTGTGCACCTGGGTTCTAACGCCACCGGCCAGTTCGCAGAACAGGTCATCAGGCCCGCTCTCTCCCCGCAGCACCTTCTGGTACTCAACGTACTGCCCTGGACGTGCCGCACCGGCATCGTACCGGAACCACAATGGACATGCGAGGTCAGACACGTCCCCTTCCCAGCGGACCAACCATGACCCGCGCGGCAACCTCAACAGGTCCTCTGGCGTCTCCAGGTAGACCGACTCTCCATCGGGCAGGAGGGCCGAGCGCTCAGACAACGGGCGCTTCCAGACTTGCTCGAAGCCGTCCACCAACACGTCAACAGGCACGAGTTCGCTGCCAACGTCGGCGACGACCCAGATACCTCGTTGGCGGTCTTCGAGTCCGGCTGGAGCAGGGCAGGGTACCCCTCCGGTCTCGTTCAGCGCCCACTCCCCGTTGAGACAGTGGGCAATGAGCAGGCCATCGCCCAGCGGGTATGCAAGGGCGGGGAAGCGGAAGTTCCCTGACTCGCATACCGACCCAATCAGTACCGGCTCGCCAGGGACGAACCCTCCCTCATCCTGCGAAGTCCTCGTCGTCCTCCGCACGAGACAGAGGTCATAGACCGGGACGCACTTCCCGTGCGGTTCGCCGGGCTCTATTCTCAACCCCTGTACCTGTCTACAGAGGTCAAGACGCCCCACCAGTTTCCCTGACGATTCGACAATCACCCCGTCCTCTACACGCAGAACGAGAGGGTATCTCCCCAACGGTTCTTCGCCAGAGCCATCGTCCAGGCCGTCAAGCACCATGTGCTCGATACCAACCATTCCCATGAGACGCACGGCCAGACGGTGCAGTATACCGTCTGCCCGCGCGTGGGCAGCGTCGTGAGCCGCCACGGCCTCGGCGGTACCAAGGAACTCGACCGGAGTCTTCTCTGGCAAAGCCTACACCTCCCGATCCGTTCCGGCGCTGCGTTAGATCGACCGGCGCAGGGACCACCGCGCGAGGTCCTCTTCGGCTTGAGGTTCGCGAGGCTCTTCCTGCCCCGCCGCAATCATCGCCGCGCGCTCTGCCGCTTCCTTCCGCGCCTCAATCCACTTGTCGATGTCCTCTGGAGACAACTGCAACGGTATCGACCCTATCAGGTCCTCCGGCAGGCCAAGTTGCGACCACAGGACTGCGGTGTTCGCCCGCTGGAGGTCGATCTTCGCCGCGATCTCGGCCTCACGCGGGCTGATGCGCGGGCCAACTACTCGGTACGAGGTCTCACTCGGCATCTTGCCCCACAGGAGCCACTGCAACTCCAGGATGGACTTGACTCCCGCCAAGTACGCCTGCGACAATGACGCGCAGAGGTACAGGAACCCCTCACGACGCTCCGAACTCATCTTGTCGATGAAGGCCCGCTGCCCGACACTCAGATTCAGGAAGTCGGCGGGGACTCCTGTCCCGCAGAGGACCTCTCTAACCAGCAGGAACACGTCTTCGAGGTTCTGGAGGTTGGCGTTGTCGGCGGGAAGGTTCACAACGTCCCCGTCGATCATCTTCCCGTCATCGGTGTAGATACGCAAGGTGTAGAGGTCTGTGCAGGCCATGTTGGGCGTCTCGCGCCCGGCCAGTTTGAAGTCTGCCGTGTCCGTGTCATAGGGGATGGTCAGGTCCTTCGTCATCGTCAACTTGTAGGCGTCAACCTTGTCCTGGGCCTCCTTGGGGTTCAGGCCCTTGGGGACTGGAATGCGATGCAGGCGCGTCTGGTAGGCGCGGTCGAGGCGCGCAATCGAGAGACCATCCCGCATGGCCCGCAACCGCTTGCTGGCGCTGACAATGCAGGCCATCATCGGCTCGGCATAGGGCAAGCCCTGCTTGCTGCCAAAACTGAACTGAGTGATCTGATATGGATGGAAGGCCGCGATAAGGAACCCGTTCTCGTCCACTTGATCGTAGGCGGCGATCCCCGGCTTCCTCTCCCTCATGGCCTGGGCGGGGTCCCCCGTGAGCATCCTGCCGAATGAATCGGTGTTGACGTTGATCTGGTAGGAGTAGGGAAACATCTTCACTCGGCGCAGGTTTCGCTTCTCGTCGAAGATGTTCTCGGCGAAGAGGTCTCCAAACTTCACCATGTAGCGAACGAACTCGGCGGCGTCGGCCTGAAGCATAGCCGCCAACGGACCGAGAGGGCCGATCTCATCTTCCGGTCCGTCCAGGTAAAAGCCGGTCTCGGTCCGGTCATCGGTAAAGGTCGTCGAGAACCGGGCCAGGAAGTCGGCAGCCGTATGCACAATCGGCTCGTTGCGGTCCATCGCCTGGAGGTCGCGCCAGAGCGCCTTGCGCTCCCCGAACCGCACCCACGGAGACTCAAACTGCGAGATGCGGTTGTGCTTCGGGCCGACCTCTGTCGTGACCTTGTTTTCCTTCACGAACCATGCCCTGATGCGGTCCCATGCGCTCATCTCGCTCTCCGCCTTCCGTCCGGCTGCTGCCGCCGCTACGCGATACGCCGTTGCATCCCGAAGCGTACCTCGCGCATTGAAGCGCCGCCGATGACTGGTATGTCCCCAAAGCTGTTGCGGTCCTCCATCGCTGTCCAGGACAGCCACCACGCCATGATCGTATCCTTGGTCACGCGCTTCCCATTCAGGTCGTGTGTCTTCCCCCAGAAGATCATCTCGTTGAGCCATTCGCAGACCGGACAGGAGTGGAATGGCTCTTCGTGTGCTCCCCCGAATGGGATGCGCCAGAGGCGCTGAATGAGTTCGGCATTGAGGGCCGGAAGCCCGACCTCAGGGCTCCACTTCTGCTTCCCCGTGTGCCTACAGTCTATCGGGATGTCGCTCATCCCATACTGCGGGGCCAGGAGTTGAATCAACGTCGCGAAGGTCTCCTGGGTCGCGTTGTTCTCGACAAGGATTCGGGTCGGTACGCCGAAGCGGTCTAGGCAGGAACGGTACTCTTGCAGAACGCCATGCGTGAGGACAAGCGGGTCTACCCGTCCAGGGATGATTGACAGGGGCACTTTGTCCCCGTTGTCCAGCGTTGCCGATGTGAAGATGCACGAACGCGAACCGCCCTCCTGGCGAGAGGTCGCCGGGTCAAGCCCGATACCAATGCGAACGACCTGCCGTCCATCCGGCACCTCGCCCAGCAACGTGAACAGGCTCTTGCAGGCGTTCACGGTGTCAGAGTCGAAGAGTTGCGACCTCTGCGTAGCGCCGCGCAGCAGGTACTGTTGGTAAAAGGCCGCGTCCTTCACCTGCCGCCGCCGAACTTCGAGTTCTTGGAGCGGCCATCTGTCCTCCCACAGGACCGGGCCACACAACCGACCATTCTCGTCGATGCTGCAAGCTGGCTTCACCCACCGCGTCCAACCGCTGTCCATGCTGTACTCGACATACAGGTCCGGCGGGTCGAAGCACCAGAAGGTCCCGATCATCCAGACGCGCCCCCCTGGGAAGAGGGTCGGGAACCAGTCGTTCTCGATGAAACGCTTCGTCCGTGCCATGAAGGCCGGTGTACCGTAGGCGTCGGTTGCGTCGATGATGTCGTCCAGAATGAGCAGGTGGCAACGACCGCCGGTCCCGCCCGATCCTACCGATGCCGCCTCGATGGTTGCGTCCTGGAGCCCCGCCGCCGCCGAACGCTCGACGGTCAGCTTGTGCTTCGTCCATTCGGCAAGCCCAGCGGGCCGGATGTGTGGGAAGACCTCATGGAAGCGATCATTCTGCACAAAGTTGCGGCGGAAGAAGTTCAGCCGGTCAACGGCCTTCGCGTCGTTACCGCAGACGTACTTGACGCAGAGGTTGGGGTCCCTTCCGACCTCCCAACAGATACGGTTCTGGAGCGTGGTGGACTTCGCCGACCCGCGAGGTCCGACCATCAACAGCAGCTTCACCCCGGTATCGTCCATCAGTTCCGACCACTCGTACTGGTGCGGGGCGAACTTCCAACTCTTCCCCTGTTCGTCCTGCGCCACGTACTCGCAGTAGTCGGGGAAATACGACCGCGCCTTCTCAAGCTGGGCCTCGGCATACCCGGCCTTGAAGGCTTCGAGTTCCGCGAGGAGCGGCTCGGGCCTAGTCGTCACCGTCGGGGTCAGGTTCACTGAACACGCTCACCTGTACTTGACCTAGCAACGTCTTACGTTCCTCCGCCTGACGCATGACCTCTCGCGCCGCCTCGATATGCGCCAAGAGTTCCTCACGGAGGTCGGTCGGCATTGCGCGCATAAACTCCCGCTGCTTCTCGGCCTCGGTCGCCTCACGAGGAGCGATCTCCAGTTCCTCCGCCAATCGCACATGCGTCCGAAGCAGCGAGTCGGCAAGGCGCGGCACCGCCGTCACCTTCCCGTCTGTCTCCGCAATGTCCATACACCTCACGAGTCGGTCGCAGAGACCGTCAAGCTCGATGATGCGGACAACCGGGTTCCCGCGCGTGATCTTCTTCAGGAACTCCGGTCCGCGCTTCGCCAGTTCGTTGTTCGTCTGGGCGACAAGCTGCGCCCGCTTGTCCCTGACGGCATCAAGCGAGAGGTCCATGCCGTGTTCTTGCGACAGGGCCAACACGTCCTCGTCGAGTCGGCCCTCGGCGAACCATATCGCCAGCTTCCGGTCGCGCTCAACCATCAGTTCACGGTCTGTAGGCACGATAGGAGAATACAGACAGACGAGAAGGTTGTCAACTTCTACCTGGAGAAGCTATGCAGGGTTAGACTCTTCGATGTCAACGTCACCGGCGGAAAACGCGGTCTCATCGGCCTGGGCCACTGCGTCTGAAGCCGCTCGACCCGCCGACCGAAGGCCCGTAAGGGCCTCCAGCATCATCTTCTCGCCGCCCGCAGCACCCTTCGCCATCTGGCGTAACGTGCAGAGTATCTTCTTCGCGACCGCAGGAGACAAGCCTCTCTCGTAGAGCGTGTCGGCGACGGTCCCCGCGTCGAGTCCGATTTCCTTCATCCCCTTGGAGTAGAAGAGTTCCCTGACAAGACGCGCCGTGTCGTTCGGCGGGAGGAGCCGCAGGAACGGACGGTAGGAGCGATTCCTAAGTAGTGGCAGGAGTTCCCTCCGCACAATCCCCGCCCACTCCCCGATCCCGGTGGCGTAGTTGAAACGACCAACAGGCGTCGAGCGGCACTCGTCCGCCCAGTAGTAGGCCCCAATGGAGCGTCCGCTCACTTCGTGCTCGACCATGAGTTGAGCGGCGGTCAGGGCGCAGAGTTGTTCCAACACCATCCGACCCGCGTGGAGTTCGGCGAGCCGGTCGAGCAAGTCCTGGGCCGACTGGCCCTCGAACTCCTCCTCCACCTTTCCAGTCAGTCGGGCTTGCCAGCGACGAATGTACCGCAGCAGGTCTGGAGTCTCCAATTGGCTACTCAACCCCCAACAGGCGCTTCTGGACGCGGACGTTGTAGTACAGGTCGTTTGGGAAGTCCGCGCACTCGCCAGCACGGATATGCTCCAGCATCTCGTCAAGCGCCGGGGTGATCCCGGTCGGGCATAGGAACCCGGCGTGCTGTAAGCGCGTGGCATCCATCGTGTAGTCTCTCCGGTCTGGTGTGCCGAGACTCTCCCGCACCATCTCTGCCTCGATCCCGCGTTCCTTCAGCAGAATCTGCATCCACCAAACAAGCTCGCTGATACGGTAGGGCTTGGTGCGGTTTGCCTCGTGGTGTGCGACGTTGAAGACCGGACAGGCATGTTGACAGGCCCACCACTTGTCGGTACGACTCTCGGCCAAGTCAAGCCACACGTTGGCGAGGTCCCCGACGTAGACCAGCGGACGCCAGACCTCCCCTCCGCCCTGCGCCACCATGCGCCCTTCGTCCAATGCCGACTTCAAGAGGGCGTTGACGACCAGATCGTATCTCATGCGCGGGGACCAGCCGAAGACCGTTGCTTGCCGCAGGATGATGCACCGGAGACCACGCTCCATTGCCAGTTCGTTGAGCGCCTCCTCGGCCTTCACCTTCGACTCCGCGTATAGCGACTGTGGGTTCAGGCGCGAGTCTTCGCAGGACAACTCGAACCAAGTTGATCCGTAGACGCTGGCGGTGCTCGCGAAGATCATCGGCGTATGCGTCGCGGCGCAGGCCTCGGCGATGGTCCGCGTCCCTCCGACGTTGACGCGGTAGGTGATCCTCTCGCTGATGTCGGCGGAGCCGTCGTTACTGATCCCGCCGAGATGGAATGCCCATGCCACACCTTCGAGGTCGGAAGGCGTGACTTCGCAGAGGTCCGACTCGATGACCTCCGCACCAGCGACCGCGCTCTCGACCAGTGGAGTCTTGTAGTGGCCCAGGTCAAGCACCTTGACCTTGTGCCCTCGGTCCAACGCCTTCCGCGTCAGGACGGAGCCGATGTACCCTAGACCTCCGGTGATGAGTAGCTTCAACGCCCACGCTCCTCAAGGCACTGTCGCAGTAGAAGGTCCCACTTGTCGCAGACGGCCTTCCTCGTGAATTGGCAACTGAGCTTCTTCGCTGCCTCGCCTATGCTCCTGCGGAACTTGGCATGCCGAAGTTGTTCGATGCCCTCCCGGAACTCGGTAGGCGTCACGGCCAACAGTCCCGTCTTCCCATGCTCGATGACCTCGCGATACTGAGGGAGACTCGACGCGAGACAGGGGAGCCCTAACGCCGAGTAGGACAGGACCTTGTGGCTACCCTTCGACCGCGTGAAGTGCGTGTCTGGCAGGATGACCAGCCCGCCGTGCGCCGTTGCGACCTCCCGCACCCATGTATCACGTTCCCAAACCACGAAGTCCACGGGAACCGGCCACTGCGCGACGCGCTCGCGGTTGCTGCGATGGCGCGAATCTCTCTCCGGCATGATGATCCGCAGCCGAAAGTCCGGTATCGCCCCGAGTTCCATGATGACCGGCTCGACGTACTGGAGGTTGTCGCCAAGGCCATGCCAGGACAAAACCAACGGCGAATACGGCAACTGAGCAGGTTCTGTCTGCCAGAACTCGTCCTCCAGTATCTCGGGCATCGCCGCGCAATTCGGGTTGACGCGCGAGTACAGCCGCTGCATGTGGCGCGTCGCCGTCACCACCATGTTCGCCGCCGCGACGGTCTCGCGCTCATGCGGAATGTGGAAGATGGAGCCCTTCGTCAACAGGTCGTCGTTCTGCTCGAAGACGACATACTGCCCTCGCTCCCGGTGGCGGCGAACCTCTGCCGGGTTGGCGATCCGTTGCAGGATGACCAACGGCGCGGTGCCATCGTCCTGGTGATCCACCTGCCAACCGAGACGCCGCAGACCGTCTGAGACGAACAACCCTCGCCTGCGTCGCGTGGGTTCGTTGTCGTTCGGAGCCGGGTACAGTTTGAAGTACAGGTGCTTGCGAGCTTCAGGCATTGATCCTGTCCGCCTCCCGCAGGACGCCACGCCACTCGTCTTCAGAGCAATCCTCCAGCCCCATGCCCGCGCTCTGGTGGAAGTACTCCGACCAGTTCTCTGATAGTCCTCCGGCCAGCGCCTTCGCCAGCGCGTAAACTCGGGTACCCGGGTAGGGCGTCAATACCGAAATGTGGGGTTTGGCTCCAACCTGTTTGAGGTGCCTACCAAGGTTCAAGGTCGCCTCAAGTTCATGTGCGGTCTCTCCAGGGAATCCGATTAGCAGATATACAACACACCGAAGCCCTCTGCCGAGGGTTAGGCTGATCGTCCTTTCAATTTCGGTGTCCGTTACTCGCTTGCCGCTCAGTTCTCGCCAACGAGGACTCGCGCTCTCCAGCCCGATGTTCACACACCGGCACCCGCCTTCGAGCAGGGCGTCAACGAGTTCCTCGTCCACGTTCTGAAGCGCAGCGTCACAAACCCACTGGAAGCCCGTCTTCGCCAACTCGCGACAGACGGCCAGACCGTGCTTCCGTACCACGCCGAAGGAGTCGTCAATCACGCGGCCCTGCTTCGTTGTCAAGCATTCTACCTCCTCGCGGACATGTCCAGGGTCTCGCGTCCGCACCTGCTTGCCGAAGACGGTCGGTGCCGCGCAGTAGGAGCAGGCGTATGGGCACCCCCTCTGCGTCTGCACCATGCCGGTGATGTAGGGGCTGTAGCGTTCGCCGCCGATGACGCATCCCCTGTCGGGCACCACCGCGTCAAGGTCTGTGACAAGCGGGGGGCGCACGATCTCGGTCCCGAAGTCCTCGAAGGCCGCCGCCGCCGCCGGATGGTCCCCCTCTCCGACGACCACGGCATCAAAGACCTTGGCCTCTTCTTCGGGCAGCAGACTCGGATGAACCCCTCCCGCCACTACTCGAATGCGTCGTTGCCGCGCGAAGGCCGCGAACTCCCGCGCCGTCTGTGCATCAACCGTGCGGTAGCTGATCCCCACAACCTCCGGCGCAAAGTCGTCAAGCGCCTTCAGGAACGGAAGGTACACGCTCTCGTCCATCCCGCGCTGCGCCGCAACCCCAAGACGCACCGGCCCGGACGGGATAGGCTGCGGGTTGCTTACGTCGTCGTGGTAGATGAGAACCTCGTGCCCACGCCCCTTCAACATCGCCGCTACCAACATCGGCCCCAAGGGGTAGGTGCAATAGACCGAGTTCGCGTAGAGACGGGCGAATGGAGGCTGGACAATCAGAACGCGCATGGTTGATAGGTTCCCTTGACCTGTCCGGCGATACTTCCGATTCGGATGAACACTGCAGCCTGCCCTGGTGCGAGATGAGAGCCAACTTCGTCAAGCACATCCTCGGCGGTCTTGAATGTCCGAACGTGACGCGGGTTGCGATCTTTGCCTTCCGCCAGCGGGATAGAGAAGACCAACAGGCCGAAGTCCGACAGCCGCTCGCGTATCTGCCCCAAGAGTCGCTCTCCCGCTTCCTCCTCCAGGTGTTCGTATACGTCCGTCATCACTGCCACGTCGAACGGGCCTTCCGGCAGGTCGTCCTTGGCCAAGTCGGCCTCGATGTACTCGACCTCCGGCGCACGATAGAGCGCCTCCGCTAGACGGATTGATGATGGTCTGTCAACCGCGACCACTCACCCCTTCGTCTTCAGACGGTAGAGCCGCGTCGCAAACCCGCAACCGCAGCCGATGTCCAGTACGTTGTCGTGTCGGCCGATGTACTGGAGCACTTCGCGGTAGTGGCCGAAGTGACTGGCGATGTTTCCTATCCCGCCCGGGCTAAAGACGTTTGCGGTGTCTGCGTAGATGACGAAGCACTCGGGGACCATGCACTCTCCGCCAGCAGCATTGTCTACCAGTGCCTGCAATTCGTCGGCGGTGATTTCCAGGGCGTCGCCCAACACTCGCATCAGACAGGATACCCCCCGTGGAAGAGAGACGAATCAATCCCAGGCGTCTCGTGCGGCGCGATCTTCTTTGGGCGACACGTCACCCACAACTGCTTCCGCACCCCGTTGAGGAGACGACCGCAGTCCTCGTCTTCCATGTTCGGGAACCACAACTTCGCCCGCGCCAGCCCGTCTGTGTCAAACTCCCACCGAAGCTCCTCAACCGTGAACAGCGCATCAAAGACCCAGTTGATCGCGAAGAATGACTCCGTGATCTGGTGCCTATGATTCACTTCGTAAGACAGCGGGTGCTGCCACGCGGGGACGACGAACCTCACCCGCGCCTCGGGTTGGCAGACGCGGTAGACTTCCGCGACGAAGTACTCCGGGTCGTCTACGTGCTCAAGAAAGTGCGAGCAGTATACCTCCCTGACGCAATTGTCATCCAACGGGATGCCAAGGTTCAGGTCACAGAACACGTCGGCCTTGGCGTCCGGGTGCTGGTCGAAGTGGAGATACTCATTCCCGAACTCATCAATCCCGTGGGGGAACTTCCCGCATCCCAGGTCAATACATAGGTCCTTCTCTCCGACGCGGACCCGCTCCGTCACGAGGTTCTCGGCAACCCTCTGTGTCTTCAGGGCCTCATAGTAGTGGTTTGTCTGGCGATTCATCGCTCGCCCCCGATCTTCAGCAGCAACTTCTCGAAGAAGTGCGCGGTTCTCTGTGGGGTACGGTGTCGCGCAGTTCTCAGTCCTTCGCGGATGAGACTCCGGCGAAGGCCATCATCGGCATAGACTCGCAGGATGGCTTCCGCCGCCGTTCTGGGGTCGTCCCCATCTACGGCCAGCCCGTTCTTTCCGGGCTCCAGGTACTCGTCTGTACCGACTGGCGTCACAACCGGGATGCACCCGCAGGCCATAGCCTCCAACGGCGGCAATGGCGACCCCTCAATCTTGCTCCCCGAAAGGTAGAAGTCGGCCCCTGAGTAGAAGAGTGCCATCTCCTCGCGCGTCGGGTTACAGAGGAACGTATCGACTCCGGCGTGGGAGAAGCGGCGGAACCCAGCCATCGCCAGCTTCACGTCCGGCCTCTGTTGGCGCACACGCTCCATGACCTGCAGCGGGAAGAGGTCGTTCTTGAACCAGACCCCACGGTAGATCGCGCAGACAGTGCCACGTAGATTGAAGTCGTTGATCCTGGGGGAGAAGTCGATACCGTCTACTCCGTTGCCCCCGATGTCCCCCGCGAGGTGTGTGCCGTAGTTCCTGGCGCAGGACTCCGCGACGTGACGACTAACGGAAATGTATGACAACCTCGGTTGAGTGAATGCCCGCACCGCGTCAGGTCGCGATCTCTCCTCTGGTTTCATCCATGTGGGCTCGTCGCTTTGTAGGAACCCGACCTTCCTCCCTGACACTGCCGCTTCTGCAACCTCGTTGATGGTCGGCCAGAAGGTCCCGATCACGAAGTCCGCGTCTTCGATTCCGCGAGACAAGCGCACGGGGATTGGTGCGAGGTCCGTTGCAGTCAGCAGACAATTCGGCGTTGAGATGGTGACGGTGTGCCCACGTTGCAGGAGGTACCCGCAGATCGACAGAATGACGCGCGTCCCTCCGTTGAGTTCGGTCAGCCCGTGCAGTCGGAAGGTCACAGAGAAGGGGCGGTGCGCGCGCTCGATGGGATCAAACTCATCGGTGAGGCAGGGGGACACGTCGCGGTTGAACTCCCGCAACCAATGCTCCGAAGGGAGGTCGGGCCAGATGGCCGAACGGACCTCCTTAGCGAAGGCCAATACCTCCTGTGACCGATCAATGGACGCGGGTGGCATCCCCGGCGTCGCTATGCGGCCATCGTGCCGCGCAAGGTCTTCCTCTGTCGCGAACTCGAAGGACGCAAGCAGCACGAGGTTCTTAGCCTGGAAGTCGGGTACCTCTTTGATCTCGCCCGGCTGGAAGGTCATGTTGCCGACCGAATGCTTGACGCGCCCGACATTCTTGACCTTCAGGAACCGCGTGAGCTTGCTCTCTCCCGCCAACCTTCGCCTCCCTCTACTCCTGCGCCTACAACACCTTGTCGCAGTACCGTCCGCGAACCACGACGCCGAGGTCCGTCGCGCTCGTGCCGACTTGGTCTACCTCAATCACCAAGACCTGCCCGGCCGTCAGGGTGCGGTTGGTATCCGGCGTCCCGCTGGTAGCTACCGTGTAGGGGTCGGACCCGCTGGCGACGGACGGGCGCAAGTTCTGATCGGTGAAGATGGTGGCAATCGCGCCGCCGGAGTCCCCGACATGCACGTCAACGATGTTGTTGGTGTAGAGTCCAGAGTCACCGAGCACGATCATCACGTCTTCGATCCAAAAGTCTCGGTCAACCGGGATGGTCTTGATGACTCCAGTCGTGACGACGCCTCGCACAGCCGACTCGACCTTCGCATACTCTATCCCACGCGCTGCGACCGTCACGGTCAGCGTGTCATAGCCGTCCGAGGTGTACGTGCAGAGGAGGAACGAGGACTTGTTCGCCGGTGCCGTGTTGTCGTCGTCTACGTGCCATGTCCCGTCCTGGCAGAAGAAGACGTAGCCTGGATTGGAGGAGGCCAGTACCGCGACGCTCTGTGCGGCGACCTCGATGGAGTAGCCGATGAGCGCGACACCCTCCGCAATGTCGAGCGAGAGCCCTCCATAGACCGGGATGCTCGGTTCCATTCCGGCCAGGACACCGCTACCCTTCGCGTCGTACCATGTGTCCTCGAAGCGGTCCTCGGCATCCTGGTCGTTCGACTCCAGGAGATCCATGTTGTCGTTCAGCTTCGAGGGGACGACCTCTTTGCCGTCTGCCCCGAAGGTCGAAGGCGCGTCAACGGTCAGGTGGTATGTGAGCGGCATCTACCCGACCTCCTGTGCTTCGGATGTTGCCGAGGCCACCTTACGCAGTTTCAGGATGGCCTTGTACATCGCGTTCTGAAGTCGCATTCCCTCGCGGGTCTTGTCGCCATTCCCCCACAGGTCACACCTCTCCCCGTTCAGGAAGGCATCCACATGGAACTGTTGGTTCGGGCTGAGGTTCGCACGATCCAGTATAGCGGCCAACGTCAATTTATCATCCGTCACCGCCCAACACCCACGCCTAGTGCGACACCTCTCCGTTGACTCACTCGTCAGGCTCTCGAAAGACACCTCCCGGAACCTCGCTCGCATTATGCGCCGACTCGCGCGCATCAATTCCATCAGCCTCCGACGCCCCGCCGTGATGAACAACCCGCTACGGCGCGTGTCTCCGCCCACGGCGTCCAGCCCGGCAAACACGAACTCTCCTACAAGGTCCTCATGCTCGTACCTATCAACAAACCACCCGAGGCTTCGCAGGTACCGCGATGCCCACTCCCAAAGACAGTCTTCCTGAATAGCATACATGCTATCGGCGTTTGCTCCTCGTCATCGCGTGATCTGTGGGGCACTACATTCCTCCACCGGCAGCCTACACCGCTCCGACCTCCGCCCAGACGCCGTTCGCGCTCATGGAGTAGCAGTAGATGGTACCGGCCTTGAAGCAGTAGGCATAGATGAACCCGTCCTGGCCCTCATACAGGTCACACCCGCTGGAGTCAACCCCGGTTGTGATTGTGCTACTGCCGTCAACCGTTGTGAAGTGGTCGTGGGAGTAGGCATAGACGAAGCTGCCACCAGATATGTAGACCATGTGCTGACGGCTGCGGTCCCCAGACATACACACGGCCACGGCTTCTGCGCTTGTGATTGGTGTCGCCACGGCACTTGCTCCCCAGGCCGCACCCCAGTTGTGGCTGTCCTCGCGGACCACTGCTCCGTCGCGGATCAAGTATAGCCGTATTCGGCCCGCGTTGTCAACGTAGCCGGTGTGAGAGGAGTCGCCGGAGGTTGAGTCCTGTTTGGGCTGCGCGTAGTGAGCGCGCGTGATGTGTGTCTGGAACCAGTGCCCAGGCCCGCTGGTATAGACGTGCTTCGTACCGCCGTCCGAGTAGAAGACGTAGAGGAAGTGCGGGAGTTGGTCGAAGCAACAGAGTCCTCTCCCGCCGGAAGGTATGGCAATTGTACGCCAGACGGCCTCGCGATTGCGGAACTCGCTGCCGGAGGTCGGTGCCGACGTGTCGCTGTCCGTGACCCCATAGTACCAGTCCTTCTCCTTGTCCGGGCCAAGGTCAAAGCGCCCAAAGCGGTCGGGCGTTGCGCTTGAATCCGCCAGCACCCACGCCCCGCCGGACAGGGGGCGTTTCCACAGGTACAACGTACCATCTCGGCGCTTCCGGTCGGTGCGGTCGCTCTTGTAGGCCAGCCCGTGATACCGCCCCTGCGGGTACTTGTCGTAGTAGATGACCACGCCCTCGTCGTTCTCGTCGCCCTCAAGCCCGACTATGCCAAGCGGGACCTCGATACTAACCGCCTTTGGGCAGGCCGTCACAGTTACGGAACTGTCACTTTGGAACACATGGACGTGCCGCACGTCGAAGGCGCGGAAGGTCCCGAGCATGTAGTCGTCGTTCGCGTCCTTGTTGTCATTGTCCTCCTCGGGATCGTGGTACGTGCAGTCGAGGCCCTCCTGGTACCCGATCTCGCCAGCCGTGGTCTCGGCGGCCTTGACGTAGTCAAAGACTAAGCCCGACGGGTACCCGACGTTCATCTGCCTGATCTTCAGACTACGTTCGACCGTCTCCCGTCCCTCCATCCCGTAAGGTATCGCGAAGATGCGCCTGCCGGACATACGCCCTCGAAACCCCGTGAAGTCAGAGGCCCATTGGTAAGGGTCGTAGTGCTGGAAGACATGGTGATCGTTCTCGTTGCCCTCTTTCGATAGGGCGTTGGGGTCATTGGCAAGCAGCGTCACCTCCGAGAAGGCCCACTGTTCGTTCTCCGCTGCGGAGGGAAGCACTACTTCGATGCTGGTGACGACGTGGAGTTGCGGGTCGTAGTTCCCCGCATGAGGTAGCGCAAGATCGAAGGCCACTTGGTTGACACCCGACGCAACCTCTATGTCCCAGTAGACGGTACCCGTGCTCCATGAGAGCGTAGAAGGACTATCCGGCCCCCAGTTGTACCCTGCGTTCGTCGTATAGGGGAAGTCGAAGACCGGCTCCTTGTAGTTCACAGTGAGACGGACGGTCCCGGCCTTCGGGGCCGTGATGTCCAACCGTCCAGCGCCCCGGTTCTTCCAGTGCCAGATGTTCTCGGGTATGCGGTCTTCCTCGGGGTCTAGAAGCTCTTCGATGTCCGTCGGCGGGTTGGCGCGGTTGTAGATGAACCCGAACTCGGCATGGTAGGCATACCCTGTCCCCGAGTCGTCGGCGTGATCGAAGAACCGCTCCATCCGTCCCGTGTAGCGCTCCGCCAACGTCAGCGTAGCCTTCGGCGCGGATGACCCTCCGACCACATCCCATACGTCGTTGTCTCCCCCGGTCGGCGTCAATCCTCCGCTGCCAACCCAATCGGCCGGTCGCGAGACGCCACTTGGTTTGACGACGCCAATGTCCCCTTCGGGGGACACAGTGAATGCGTCGCACCACTCGCTATGCGGGTCGCCAGTAAGGTCCGCAGCCGTCAACGGGTGAAGCAGCAGCGCGCACTTCTTGTCGTCTTGGTCATCTTCCGAGTCTCCAACGTCCTCGTCGTTGTCTGCCCGCCAGTCGTCAGTCACCGCCAACTGCATCACCGAGGATGAGAGTTCCTGCCACTCATAGTCGAAGCGGGAGGTGTCGTGATTGTCCTCGGTACAGGTCTTTGTCCCGGTGAATGGTTCCATCGAGGAAGACGGAGGGTCTCCGGTCCACTGGATAGGAGTCCCCTCAACCTCAACGGCTGGGGAGGCCGACACAGAGTCGTCGAAGTGACCTGTAGCGGACTTGAATGTCACAATGCGCGGAGGGTAAATGACCCAACCGTAGTCAGCGGGGTCGGTTGACGCCGCCTCACACTGCAGCGCGATGTTTCCGTCAGGAGTAATGCGGAAGTCTGTTCCGGCGCTCCCCTCTCGCTTCCAATCTGGCTCCCCTGCGTAGGGCGCGTCCCCGCTTCCTGGGTTATAGAGGTCTGTCACGGACTGCAACGCAAACTCGCCCCACTTTAGGCCCGAGACGCGAGCGTAGCTGGTGTTGGCAGCGGGGAAGTAGTTAGACGACAGGATGCACGAGCACAGCCACGGTATGTCGCCAAGTTCCAGTTCCCCGGTCTCGGACAACGTGCGCGAGGCCGAGATAGCGCCGACGCCGGGGACCGTGGCCGTTACTGTGGCCGTTGCGTCTTCATCGGCGTACCAGGTGTAGCCCGCCGTCCGGTCCCCGAACCACAAGAACCCGCGATCAGCAGGCGCATCGTCTTCCGTCCATGCTTTGAGGTAGACACCCGAGAGGGTGATCTCCACATCTGCGGAGACCGTGTTCACCACATCATGCGGGAGGTCTGGCGGGAACGGCGGAGGTTCAATCGGGGACCACTGCCAAGTATCGCCCAACCACTTGACATAGTTGACCTCGTCCGTGTCGCCACCAGCGGCAACTGAGACCTTCCAATGTGCGTAGGACCCGGTCCACTCGCCAACCCCGGATGCTCCGTCGGGCGGCGGGTCGCCGGGGTCATGCTCTACGGGCGGACCAGTATGAAGATCACCGGATGACTGAACCGTTGCAGTTGCAAGTCCGCCGCCAATCTGGGAAGACGCTTCCAGGGGGACATAGGGGTCGGGCTCCGGCCAACTTGGGTCCGGCACAGGGAAGTTCGGAAGCTCTATGGTCCCTGACCATGCCGCAGAGAGATTGATCGCCGTTCGCGCTGCCATATCGTCACGAACGGTAGCAGGTTTGCGGCGGAAGGTCAAGCAGAAGACCCCCGACCGGAGCCGGGGGCCTCTACTTTGTGGCGCTACCTTAGTGCGGCGCTCTCTACAGGTACGGCTCGCTCTAGCTCATCGGTACTCTCGCAGCACTCGGCTCGCTCTTCCAGAGCGGTACTCTCTGGGCCGAAGGCTCGCTTTACCTCCTCGTCACCATCGCATAGCCCGGATCGTTCTACAGACGCGGTACTCTCTGACATCACGACTCGCTCAACAGCCTCGGTACTCCCGACGAGTTCGGCTCGCTATGCTGCATCGGCACCCTCTCAAGGAACGGATCGCTTTACACTCTCGGTACGCTCATGGTCGGCGGCTCGCTCGGATACATCGGCACTCTCCTCACTAGCGGCTCGCTTCACCATTGCGGTACTATCCAATCATCCGGCTCGCTTAGCTACTACGGCACTCTTCCGACACACGACTCACCCTTCAACGACCGGCCAGTTCGGGATCGCGACCAAACCCACATGCCCAAGATGCTCGATGCTGAACGGCCTCGGCGGCTCCTTCCCGAAGTGCTCGACATAGGCCACATGATGCCAGTGGCTCAGGAAGAGCTTCACTGCCCATCGCCGCGCCCGGAGGTCGATCCTCCCGTCCGGCAGCCTCCCTTCGCGGTAGGTTGCGGCCTGGGCGTGTTTCGGAGTCCGCTCCAACGTGACGGCCGCCTGACCGGCGAAGGCCCCTTCCGCGTTACGCGAAATCTCCTGGGCCTTTCGCTCCAGATACAGCCGCCCATACACGCAATCCTTGTGCCCACTGAGCTTGACGAAGCAGTCCCCAGCTTTCCAGCACAAGACCTTCAGGTCGTGGTTCCAGGGCTTCCGCGAGGCGACCTTGACAAGCTGCGCGACGGTCTGCGGCGGAGCAGACCCGTCCTTGCCCGGCAGCGCCATCAGCCGATGGAACGTATCGGCGCGGCGGTTGCAGGCCAGGGCCACGGTCTCGATGTCGCCCTCCTTCAGCGGGCCGGAGGCACGACCGAGGGCATCCTTCACGACTCCTGCCGCGCCCTCCTTTCCCAGCCACTCGCAGGTCGGGTCCAGACCGGCGAAGCGCCAGATTGCCCCGGCAGTCGGGGCCTTCTCGATGTCGATGTGCGCCATGAGCCCAGCCGAAATGACCGGCCCAACTCCGACGAGGCTCTTAGACCAACGCCCCACCAGACGGCTGCTGCTCCAGTGGTCGAGCAGCGTCTTCGTCTGCGACTCCAGCGTGGCGAGGTTGCCCTTGAGCCATGCGAGGACGTTCGTCTCCGCCCCCGACCGCGCCTGATTCGCGACGGCCTTGCGGAACTCCTGAAGCTGGTAGTAGGCATCGACGAGGAAGCGGGCGTCCTCCCCGATGAGGTCCGCCGCGTCGGCCTTGAGTGCTGCTGTCAGCCGCGCGGCGCGGTCCCGGTCAACGAAGTCTCGGAACTCCTCGGCTATTGTTTCCGCTGTCTCTGGTTTGTGGGATGTCTCTGTGTCCTTTGTCTCTGTGTCCTTTGTCTCTGTCATGTGGGCTGCCTCCCGTTTGTTTGTTGGCACTCTGGCTGTTCGGAACTCTCACTAGTCACGGCTCGCTTACTTGTCTCGGTACTTTCTGAGGCCACGGCTCGCTCTTGCTTCTCGGCACTTTCCTCTGTCAAAGGCTCGCTCCGAGCCAACGGTACCCTCGAGCCTGTCGGCTCGCTCGTGCAACGCGGCACTCTCTCGGTTGAAGGCTCGCTTCCCATCCTTGGCACTCTCCCTAGCCACGGCTCGCTCTGTTGAAGCGGTACTCTCCTCGGATATGGCTCGCTTCTCGTCCTCGGTATGCTTTGGTTCGGTGGCTCGCTCTGCCTCTTCGATACCGTTCTCTACGACGGCTCGCTTTAGCACCTCGGCACTCTCGATGAACGCGGCTGCGAATCAAAATGCCCCACGTCCGGTGGCTGAGGCAGCAGCCTACCGTGCGCGGGGCAAAGCGCGAACGACGGGTAGTGACTGCTGCCTCAGTCAAGAACCAGGATACCACACCTGCGGCCAGTTGTCAACAAACAAAAAGCGCGGGAGACCCGTCGGCGGTTGCCTGGGGAGGGCAGGCAGACCACCGCAGAGGAGGAGGCGGGCCTCTGTTGTACGGGTCTCAACCGCGCAAACCGCTCAAGCCGGTACCGCAACGGGCACGAGGCGCGTCCTGTGGGCGGGCTTCGACGGCCTCTGCACCACAACGCCCCCCGCTGGCTCTGTGGCCCCGTCTGGCGCGTCCTCCGCGTCTTCTGCAGCAGGAGTGCCCGAAGCCTCTTCGAGGCCCGCAGAATCGATTGTAGCGGCTTCCGCGACGGCATCCGCTTCGGGCAGCACCGCTACCAACGCAGGCCCCAACACCTCCCACACGATCACCTCGTCACTCATCCCCCCCGGCGCAGGCCACTGCTCCTCGTACACCTCGCAGTGCCGCGCCGCCACGTAACACCGAGGCTTCCCCTGCCTCGGCTGCCCATTCGCGAAGTTCCGCGCCACAATCCTCTCGTACCCCGCGAGGGTCTCTGCCATCTTCTCGGTCATCGTAGCGTACATGGGGTCGTGGAAAGCCGCAATCGGTACCATGCACGTACCGCCGAGGAACGTGCCGTCCTCGAAGTCCTCACCCTCCAGCATCCCCTCCAGCACAGCGTAGGCCGCGAGGCTCGCCTTCGGAGGAACGTCACCGCACCCGTCCATCAGTGTCGGTTTCAGGTGGTCCGGTATCTCCTGCTTCGGGAGTTCGCCTTCCCACTCCCCGACACGCTCCAAGAAGAGATACCGGCCCAGCGCCTCCTCGTCGATCACTTCCAGGTAGACGGTTCCCACTACGTTATCCTCCTGAGTCCGGCAGCAGTATCCAGTCCTCGCCGTTCGTGAACCCGTGCTGCCCAAGGATGAATCGACCAACTGGCCGGTTTGATGGCTTGACCACAACCCGCGCTACGTGTAGGAAGTCCAGTGTGCCTTCGAAGGACGGCACAGAGTTCCACGCTCTCCCGAGGTAGACGGTATCGACCGGGACATTCGCCGAACCCGTGGCCGCGACCGTCCCGCGCTTCTGCCCGTTCACCCACAACTGCTTCTCAGCGCCCGTGTAGACCAATGCCAGATTGTACCATGTGTCCAGGTCAGGCGTCCACACAGCGAGGTTGCTGTTGGGGTTCGTGACACCGTTGAGCGTAGACCGGAACGCGCTCCCCGTGTAGTAGAGGTTGAGTCCGTCCTCCTGGTCAAGCAATGTGTGAGTCCCGAGCGCCGCCCACTTCAGCGTCATCTCGATGCTGAGTTCCGCCGCCGTGTAGGCCGCGTGTGGGGTGAAGGTCGCATATCCATTCGCGCCATCGAAGACCACCGCGTTCCCCTTCCAACCCGTCGCCCACGAAGTCCCCACCAGCGCGACTGTTGGCCCGATGAAGTCCTGGTGGTACTCTGCGCTTCCGCTCCCGATGTCGAAGGTGCAGTAGAGCACCGATTCCTCCTGCGCCCGGTACCAACGCATACCCCAGTCGTCGTGGACCACCACATCCGCGACCAGCCGCACCTCGTCCATCAACCCCGAGTAGTAGGTCGAGTCGCGCTTCCCGACCGTCACAGCCCAGGCAGGTATCGTGAGCACAGGGTTGGGATGAGAGAACGACCAGATGGTCTCTCCGACCCCCACGAATACCTGCCCGTCGAAGACCTGAACGTGCGCCAACTGCCAAGACCCTGCCGCAATCGCCGGTCCAGTGTAGGTCTGATCCTCCACCTGCGCGACGAGGTTTCCGCTTCCGTCGATATAAACCTCCAGCACGTCCTCCCACTGGAAGAGAGGCCCGCTAGTCGGGTTGATCCACGCCGCGAAGTACAAGTAGCGGCGCACCGGCTCCACGCTCGTCAACGTCACCGAGCCGACCGACGAAGACCCGTTGAAGCGGAGACCGTCGGTGCTGAATACCCCGCTGTCCCATGTCACGTTCGCCAACGTGAGGTCGTTCGCGTTGTCCGTCGTGTCCGCCGCCTCGCTCCCGCTCCCCTCGTCGCAATGCCACAGGGCGATGGTCTGCGCGGTCGGCGTGAATACCTCCGTCGGCGTCGTGAACGAGAAGGACCCGTTGAAGGCATCCGGCCTCATCCGTACCGGCCCATAACACGCCTCCAACACCGCCGCGATCTGTCTGGCATTGCTCACCGCACGCTCGACGCGGATATGCGTCCCGTGCGTCGCCGCCGACCGGCCCTCACGCACGGCATTCGCCAGTTCGTTCAAGACACCAGCCGGTAGTGGCATGGTCTGCTCGCTTCCTTTGCTTCCTTCGTTCCACGCATTCTACGCGCTTTACGCGATTGACGCAGGGTACTCAAGCGCCTCGACCCGGCACCCATACGCCGCCCCGTCGTGTGCGTCGCTATCGTTGGGGAGAGAGATACGCCCCACGGCGAGTTCCTGGTCGGTAGACAGCACCTGGAAGACCGCGCTGATCCCCCGGAACTTGATGAAGTCCCCCGGCATGAGCAACGGGTCGTACTTCGTCTCGAAGCCGACGTGACGGCGGATATGGCTGAAGACCTTCTTCAGTTCGTTGAGGTATCCAGAGACTAATGCCTCTGTCGGCAGCAATGTCACCGCCACCATCAGTCTGCGTTCTCCGACGTAGTAGAGGTAACTCTCGTCCGTCTGACTCTGCTTGTCCAACCACATAGAGACAATCGGCTCTTTCGTCTGCGGGTCAAGCCCCACGACCCATATCTCGTTCCGGTACTCCTCATGCTTGACCCGCACCTCCGGGTTGCCGCAGAAGTAGGGGTTCGTCTCCCCAGCCGCGTCCGCCTGCGCGAGACTCAGGTAGTAGGTGCGCTTGATGTTGGCCGGGTCCAATGGGTCCAACGGCTCCGCTACCCAGAACTCTCCAACCCCGTCAAACCCGGTCGGGTAGGTGCTGAAGTACTTCTCTCGCATGTCCGCCACGAACTCATCGGCGGTGCTTCCGTCCTGCGGTTTGCAGAGCGGTTCTTCCTTGTTCGGAGAGTAGGGGAGGAACACCTCGTCCAGCGAGTCGGCGATATGCACCTTCGTCGTGTCGAAGCCGATGTTCTCGAAGTAGTCGGTCAGGGCGTCCTTGATCGACTTGTTGCCGTAGTCGGGATGGCCGCTGATGTAGATGCTCTTCATCCGCTGCCAGAAGTCCCCGCACTGCCATTCAATACGAAGCGCTGAGTGCGTCGGCGTCTCGTACCACTTGTAACCAGGGTCCGTCGTGTAGAGCACGGCACGATCAACGCCCTGCACCTTCAACGTGATCTCGTTCAGGATACGGGAGACGAGGTGATCGTACTGGCCGTTGCGGTTTCGCAGCGTTACCCGCGCCGAGTAGCCGGTGAGGTCATCGGACATCGACTCATGGATGGTCACGTCGTCCGAGATGTCGAGTTCGTCCTGGGCGCGGTCCTCTGTCGTCCCCTCCAACGACGGCTTGACGTTGTAGATGACCGGAGTCTCGTTGTCGTCGGTGCTGGCCTGCAAGCTGACTTGAACTCGATACTGCTGGAAGGCGTCCCCGACCGGAATCGCCAACGGTGTCGGGTAGGAGTCGGCGGGCCTCACCAACTGGTAGCCGACGGCGCTCCCGGTGGGCAAGTAGAGGTCCGAGTCCACGGTCGGACGTTCGGTGTCTTCCTCCCGTTTCGAGAACGTCTGCGTCACGAAGTACCCGTCGGTCGGGTACCAGATTGGCGCGATGCTCAGGCAGCACAGCCCGCCGACGCGGCTCGCAATCCCAGGACACCCATACGGGAAGAGCGACGTGGCGGTGCGCTTTACCTTCGTCCGGTAGCAGAACCCTCCGTTGCGAAGCTGCGGGCTATGCACTACGAAGTCGTGGTAGCGGTAGGTTAGCCCGTCATCCGCGCTAGTCCACTTCTCCAGCACCGGCAGTACCTTCAGGCTCAACCAACCTCGACTCAGGCCCATTGCCCCTAGTTCGAGCTTGTGCTGGTAGAGCGGGCGCATCATCATGGCCGGTTGGGAGTAGAACTGGTCGTAGCTGTCGTACTCGTACTCATGCACCGTGAGCGTCATCAGTTGCGCGTTGATGTTGAAACTCAGCGGAGCGAAGAAGTACGTGTACCCGTTGAAGGTCGCGTACTTGGTGAAGTCCACACGCGGCCAGATTTCGACCTCCGGCACAAGGTCCCCGCCCGGCGGAGACCAGTAGAGCACGATGTTGATGCCCTGGTTCTCCAGGATCGGATAGGACGGTGTACGGTAGGCGGTCCAGGGCGTCGTTGCCGGGTAGGTCGCGTTCCCCGCGAACCCGACATACATCCCGGAGTCGCCGAAGGCCCCCTCGCCTTCGGTCCAGGCGTTCGGCGCGTAGACCGACGGGTTGCCGACGTACAGTGAGTACCCCGCCTTCGGGTTGACGAACGCCGACGCCTCCGGGTCGATCTGAGGGTTGAGCATCACCGCCCGCGCGTAGGGGTCAAAGTAGCTGTTCGAGAAATCCTTCCCCCGCGAGTTCCTCCCCGACGCCTCGATGTACGCCTCCCACGGGCGAGTCAGTACCCGCGTCGGCTTGCGGACCTTCGCGACGAGAGTGAATGGGGACCCCACTTTACCGGCCTCCTCCGCGCAATGCAGGGATAGCCGACTGGAATGCGCTTGTCACCTCGTGCCGGATCAACCTCGCCCCCTGCCCCTGCGTGATCTCGTACTTGAACGACTCCTTCACCCCGTTGCCGAAGTTGAAGTTGAAGGTTTGGTACTGGACAATGTTCCCCGGTCCGCCCGGCATTCCCATGAGGGTTCCGATGCTCGGAGTGCCCGTCGCCAACGCGAACGATGCTGGTGACACGTAGCGGTTGATCGTCTCCATCGGAGCGCCGATGATCTTGGCGATGATCCCATCGAAGGCCCCCAGCACAGAGGTGTTGTCCTTCAGCGCTTCCGTGTTCTTCTGCGTGGCGTCGGTGCCGTCCTGCAACTCATGCGCGATGGCGTCGGGGTCCTGCTCGCCCTTGAAGAACATGCCATCGCCGCCGCCCGGAAGAGCCCCGCCAGCCCATGCCTGCTTCAAGCCACGCTGGAACGAACCGATGATGTTGTTGGCCCCGCCAGCCACCGCGCTTGCTACCGGCAAACCCATAGCCAGCCCGCCCCCGCGAATGTCACGCATCTTCCCAAGCCAACCTTGATACCCCGACTTCGCCGAGGACCACACACCCCTGAAGACGTCGGTTCCAGCGGCGCTCAACATCTCCTTGCGCTGTTCCTCGGTAGCCGTTTGCCACTCTGGAGACCCCATCACTTCCATTCTGCGTTGCTGCTCGCGGACGCGAGCAGCAAGATGTTGCTCATCATAGACAGCACGGAATCTGCTTGAGGAATTGGATAGTATGTCTTTGGCCCAGTCCGTACCCTCAATGCTGGCCGCCTCCCTCAATTGCTTTGAGCCATAGCGCACCAACGATTCCGGGTTGTAGCCGAAGAAGAACTTCCAGAGGTCGTTACCGCTCATCCATGTGGCGATAATATCCCCCATGTCCGCAACGCCGTACATCACCACCTGTCTCGCCTGACTCATCGCCTCGGCAATCAACGCAACGAAAGTTGTCCCCCACTCCTCCGTAGCCTGCGTCATGTCTTTGCTGAAGAGGTTGGCGAGAAGCTGTTTGAGACCGGCGATCCCACCGGCGATCAATGCGGTAGCCTGCTCAACAGACCACACTACGAAGTCCCAAAACGACGACCACAGCATCCGCAGCGGACTGTTCTCGTCCGCGACAGACCTGAACGCATACTCAAAGACCGCGACTACCCGCACGATCACGTCCGCCGCCCTCCGCATGTACCCCACCAGCATGTCGATGAACTGTGGGAACGCCTTGCGAATGTCCACCATCTTCAGCAGGCCGGTCGCCAGACGCGCGACGGCCCACGCCGCCTCCCCGATGGCGTTTGCCAACGCCTTCACCTGCGGCGTATTGCCCAGCGAGTCCAACCAGTTTGACAACGTGCCCAACAGCCACTTCAGCGGAGCCCGCACCTTGTCCCCGATAGTGATCCCGAAGTCTCGCAACGTAGACTTGAAGCGGTCCCACTGGCCCGACACCGTGTTCAGCATGATGTCGGACTGCTTCTGCGCCTGATTGGTGCCGGTGATAGCCTGGGTCAGCCGGTCGTGTTCGACCACACCCTGCTTGACCAGAATGTTGAGGGCGATAAGACCGTTGCGGTTACGGAAGGTCGCGATCTCGGTCGGGTCGAGGCCAAGGCTAACGAGGTTCTGTAGCGCCTTGCGGAACCCGACGACGGCCGGGTTCACTGTGGCGTAGGCAACTCCGTGAGACTCGATGACCTTCTTGAACTCCTCGGTCGGAGAGATCAAGCGCACGATCAAGCCGAGCAGCGCAGAGCCAGCCTGCTCCCCCGACAGACCCGCGTTGTAGAACTGCGAGAGGGTCCCGACCAACTCCTCCATGTTCATCTTCACGAGGTTGGCCGCCTGCGCCGCCTTCGGCATCGAAGTGAAGAGTTTCTCGAAGGTCGCCGCCGATTGCGCGTTGGCCGCCGCAAGCAGATTGGCGACGCGCGTGGCCTCCTCGGCTGGCCGCTGCCACACCATCAGCATCCGCGCGACAACCTCCGCCGAACGCTCCGTGTCGGCGCGACCTCCCGTCTCTCCAGACGCCGACCGCGCCAGCAACGTCACGCCGGGCAACATCGCCCCCGTCTGCCGCGTCGAGTACCCGAAGGAGGCAAGCTGGAAGGCGGCCTGCGCGATCTCCTCCGCTGCCATGCCGAACCGCTTCCCGATCTCGCGGACCGAAGCGGCAAGCTCGGGCATCTGTTCCAACGTCTTTCCGACAACCCCGCCCACACGGGCCATCGCCGTCTCAAACCCAATCGCGACCTTCGTCGCCAGGGCCAGACCTCCAGCCAATACCCCGCCAATCGCAGCCCCCAACTTCAGCGCACCAGCTACCACGTTCACCCACGTCTTTATCAACGTCACGAAGGCGTTGATGACGAAGCGAACCGCGTCGCCAACCCCACGCATGAAGTCCATCAGAATCCAGCCCCAGTATCGGAACATACGGACGATAGAGGTGACCCCGAAGGCCGCTCGCAGGGCTCTGTTCCATAGGCTGTCATTGGCCCTCAACCGAGAGTCCGTGCTCATCTTACGGGCGTCGGAACCTATGTCGCGGTAGGCTTGGCCGAGTTCACGAAGGGCCTTTGTCTGTTCCTGTTCGCGCTTGACGGTGTTCTTGATCGCCTGCGCCGCCTTCATCTGCGCCTGATATGCCGCTTTGGCCCCGGCGATCTGCGCGTCAATGGACTTTCTCTGATCTTGCGTTAGCCACATATAGCCCTTGCGAATCTCGTGTTGCATCGCGACTTCGGCGCGGCCGGTCCTCCTCTGAACTGTATCCCGCGCGTTCGTCCGTGCGATAGAAGCATCGGCATCTCTCCGTTCCTGCGCGGAGGCCCTCCGCTTCGCCATCTGGTAGCTGGCATTGTCGGCGTTCTGCTTCTTGTTGGCGTCAGAAAGGCGCTTCTGCCTAACCTTTTCGGCCTGCTCCATCTGGCGCATGGCCGCCTCCACGCGCGCATTCTCTTCCTTCTGCTCCTTGGCCCGTTGGGCGGCAATCCGGTGCGCCTCGGCATAGGCGCGTTGCTCCTCGCGCGCACTCAGCCGACGGGCCTCGGCCCCCCAGGCGATGGCCTTCTTGATGTTCGCCTGCTCCCATTTCCACTGCGACTCTGTAATACCACGGTGCTGCTTCACGGCCCACTGGTGATTCGCGATTCGATTCTTCATCTCCTCGCGTTGCCGCTTGGTAAGTGCAGCCCACCACGCCGCCTCCGGGCCAAGGTCTCCAGGCGGCTTCTTCCCCCCGCCCCCCGCCTTCGCGATCTCCGCCCCCGCATTCTTCGCCATCCGGCGGAGTTCTTCGATACCGGCCCGCGCCTTCGACAACTCGGCGACGAACTCGATGACTACACGGTCCCTCTCGTCTGCCACGGGGGCTCACCACCTTCTCCGGCTTATCGGCGCTTCCGCTTCCGCGCCTGCGCGATACCCTGCGCCGCGTATGCCTGTATCTGCTGCGTCACCGGGGAGTCAGGGTTCCCGATGTCATCCGGCCTCAGTTCCCGCACCAGCTTCCCGTCGCCGGGTACCACCACCACACCCTGCGCCTCGTACATCTTGAGCAACTGCTCGCTGCGCGCGGCCTTCTCTTCCTCGGTCTGCGCGTCCTCGATCCCCATGTACTCCTTCAGGCTCGGAGGGCCGCCGACACCGTACTCGTCACTGAAGTCCTGCCCACACCAGTAACACTCCTGGTTCGCCTTCCGAACCTCTTCCTTGCACTCGGGGCAGATACGATCCCGCGCCCGCTTCGCTCGGTGATAGGTGAGCAGTTCCCGCTTCTGAACCAAGGTCAGGTTCGCCTGCGAAGGCAGGACCTTCAGGTGCTCAAGACACGCATCGGCTAACTCATAGAGCCAGCCGTAGCGTCGAAAAAAGCCTCCTGGGCCTCGGTGTCCAGCACGCCAAGACGACTCTCGATCCTCGACGAAACACCGCCAGTAGACATCTCCATGCAGAAGGCCATGAGCGCCACGAACAACAGCGGGTAACTCTCCATGAGGTCCGTCAGAAACTCATCATCGACCTCCGGCTTGACGACGCATCGCTGCACGAACATCTTGATGAAGGCGCGGTCTACGTTCTCCTCAGCCATGTCCCTGTCGATCTTCCCCTTGAAGATCGCGTCCTCGTCCCCGAACACCTTCGTATAGATGTCCAGCCCAATCGCCGGAGACACCATCAGTTCGATCCCCAGTTCCGGCAACGGGAAAGGCTTTGCGTGCTTCAGGCGGCCTTCCGCACTCTTGGCCTCCTTCAGGCGCTGCTTTGCCTCGGCCAACGTCACGACATTCGGCTTCTCATACTCGATCCTCGGGAGGTCCTCCAGGTCAACGTCCTCCTCAAGCACCTCGCGCACAACGTCCGCTTCGGCCTGCGTCCCTGTTTCCTGCGGGACCGCTTCGGTCCCAACGACATCTACAACTGAATCCCGTTCCTCCACGGGAGTCTCCTTCCTCTCGTTAGGTGATGGTCGGCGCGATCCCGTAGCCCGTCACGGTGATGTTCTGTGCGTTCGGCTTACCAGTCGCGTGAGAGGCGTTCGTGATGATGCCAGGGCAGTAGAACGTCTCACCGCTATCCAGGTTGGCCGACACCAGAACCGAACCGCCGGTGTTTATCATCGCGATGAAGCTCTTGGCCGCCGTAGTACGCAGCGTGCCGAGCGTCAGCGTCCAGTCCTTCGGTCCACACTGTTCCTTCTGCGCCCAGGTATCCTGAGCCGCCGGAACACCGACCTCGGGGGCTTCGATGGTCAACGTGCATTCGGTGAACGTGCCGAGGAAGTCCTGGCCGCCAACAGACAGAATCGTAGCTTGGCAGTCATACTTCCTGCCGGTGAAGGTGGTGCCGGGCATTGGAAGACACCCCACGCGGGAGGACCCGCTGGGTTCGCTTCACGCAGGACGGCGCGGGGTATAGTGCGCTCGCCTACTCAGCCGATGACGCTGGCCGTTGTCCGTCACAGACGCGGGGCAGCTTGGCCTACGAAGACGGTGTGAGGGTAGCAGATTGGGGAATGACTGTCAAGCACTCTTCGGGGAGTCTTCTCAGACCCAACGCGAACTCCGCAAGTAGGCGTCCTCGCGTTCGCACCAGAGGCGGATGTCGTTGGCCACGCGAACCTGAGCCTCGCCCGGCGCGGTACCGAGTGCCGTATTCGACGGATGCACAAAGGTTATCGGCTTGTACCGAACCGACCAGCCCTTCGTCCAGGCCCGCAAGCAATACTCCTGGTCGCTGACGAAGTGCCAGTAGTCCTCGTCAAGAAGGCCGATCTCCTCTACCATGCTCATCCTCAAGGCACACAGGGCAAAAGCGGCCCACGGAACCTCACGTTCCTCCGTGTAGTCAGTCGGCCCACCGACCTCCTGTGACACGCGCGACCATCCGAGAAGCGAAGGGCACAGGACCTCCGAACCGATCCCGATGCTACGCCAGAGTGACCGCACCAGCGGCATCTTCGAGGGGTTGATGACTCCGCCGCCGAGGGTCCTCATTCCATCGGTCAACCGCGCCCCGACAATCCCGCAGTCCCCGGGCACGTTCAACAGTTCCGTAACCCAACCGTCCTGTTTGGCGCGCACGTCCGGGTTGGCGATCACGGCCCACTCCACACGGTCGGCTTCGTCACACACGGCGTTGTGCTCGACCAGCCGCACCAACAGGAGGTTCATGCCCGCTGTGAACCCGAGGTTCGTCGTCAATGCCAGCGGACTAACACAAAGATGCAGCAGCCGCGCCACAGAATTGTCGCGTGAGTCGTTGTCCAATGCAAGCACCGGAAGGTCCTCGCCAGCCGACAAGACCAACGCAGGCAGGTGCTCAATGTCCGCAGAGGAGTTGTAGGTCAGATACAGGAGGTTGGCTCTCGGCATTCGTTGTCCCGGCCCCTCAGTTCTCGCAGGCGTTCCAGACAAACTTCTGACAGTCTCGCGCGTCCTGCGTCTTCTTGCTGGCCCGCGAGCAGTAGCGTTTGGCGTGTGCCGCCCGCTCCTTCGCCATGCAGCCGCAGCCGAATGACCCGTTACTGAAGAGCGCGTGGTACACGCAGGAGTTGCAGGTCTTCTTATCGTCCACGGTAGGAGGATCAATCATCGAGCCTAACCCTCCCCTCCCCGTCCGTCTCCTTCACGTCAACCCGAAACACGGCCTTCCCGTTCTCCTCCCCAAGCGTCACTGTAGCCGTCTGCCCGCGCCTCCCCTTCGCCACGGCCTTGTGCTTCTGCGCCTTCGTGACCTTGACGGTCTCCTCGTCCCCGTTCTTCGCAATCACGATCTCATCCCCATTCCGCAACGGCAGGTTCCCGAGTCTACGTGGCATCGGCCTCTGACTCCTTCGTCTGATCCAGGATAGCCAACACGGCACTGACGATCTTCTCCGGCTCTATCCCCCGTAGCGCAGAGCAGTCCTCTTCCCCCAGGGCGCAGCAGTCATTGTTGGCCCAGCACGGGGAACAATCCCAACTGCTTGCTCCATCCGCACCGTCAAGCCCGAACAAGCACGGCGTGTACGCCGAACGCGACGCCGCAGAGGTAGGCCCGAACACCCCAACCACCGGCATCCCCAGCACCAACCCCATCTGCATCAGGCCGCCGTCCGGCGCGATCATGGCGTCCATCTGTGACAGCAATGACGCCAGTTCCTCGTGAGTGTAGAAGAGACCAGAGACATCGTAGATGCCTCCGCCCCACAAGCTGACGAACTCCCCGTCCTTCTTGAAGTGCAGGCGCTTCGTCGCATTCCCCACCACGAAGCAGTCGCACCCGGCGTTCACCAAATCCTGCATGACCTGAATGGCGCGGTCCGGCATCCACGACCGATAGTGCGACTCCGCGTAGATGGCAACGGCTACACGCGGTCGGTCGTTGTCCGGCAACATGGCCTTCACCGCGTCGAGCATACCACCTTCCTGAGGCACCATGATTGCCATCTGATCGGCAGTCACCGAACAGGTGGCTCCGAGCGTCTGGAACATGGCGTCACTCGGGTTGGTCAGAGGGTCCTCGCGGACGTTGACCTCCGTCCAGGCATCATACTGCCGAGCCTGCCGCAACGTGATTGGGTACTTGAAGACCGCTACGTCATCGGGCAGCGGGAACGTGTCCTCGGTCGCCAACACGAAGGCAACCTCCGTTTTCTCGCCTACGTCGAGCAGAGGTTGCATGGCACACGCCAAGTCGCCGTCCTCCCCATAGAAGAAGACCAGACGACGACGCGGGTGCAGGTCGAACGGAGGGTACTCCGGTTCCTCGATGGTAGCCTTGGTCAGCCCGGCATTGATGCGCTGCTGAAAGAGCGCCGCCGTGCCGTCGTTCACCAAGTACGGCTCGCCTCCTCGCAGGATACGGTGGACGAGTTCGTGGTTGCGTCGGATGGGGATACTGATGTCGGTCGCGGGGGTCAGGACCTTCAAGCAGGACTCCTCTCTTCTTTCTTCGTTCAGCCGTTGATAATCCAGTCGGCGATGGCCTTCAGGTGCGGTCGGTACGGCTGGGCGAGACGGGCGTAGGGGGCGAGACCGTTGGGCCAACGGGGCCTCATCTCTCGTCTACCACCACACCAGCCGTGCTTCAGGTAGTACATGATCGGCTTCGTGTCTCCGGCGGCCTTGGAGTAGGGGGTCATCGTAGCCGCCGTCTGCACCTGCACACTGCACGTTCCGCCACCCGACGACACTACTGGCCCAATTTGCTTCATGCTCAGGAGGAACGGAGGCCCCTGCTTGCTGAAGACCGGCGCGTTGCTCGGGTCCTTCTGAATCATCAACTTCGTGATCTGCGCCTGACCGAGGTTCTCCCAGGCGTTGATGATGTGATCCGGGGCCGGAGCGTTCCCCTTGCCGTACATTCCCACGTTGTGATCGAAGTAGTACAGCAGTTGGTCAACCGGCTTCGCCCGCCCGCTGAAGAACTCCCGCTCAACCCACGCCGACATATCGCCCCACAGGGCCTTCGCGATCTTCTCCGGAACTCGCGCACTCGCGCACCGCGCCGCCCGTTCCTCCAGCTTCTTCTCCCACTCGTGCCACGACATTCCACCACCCGGAGAGTGGTAGTCGAGGTTGACGTGGAATCCGACGAGAGTGCCTTCGTCCACTATGGGCGCACCGCGTAGGTGATGGCCGTGAAGTCCGTCTGTGACGCAAGGTAGGTCGCCCCGAGTCCGTCCTGCGACTCGGCACTCAACCGGAGGAACTGGTCTAGCGTGTTGTTCGACGGCTGCACCGACGGGTATGGGATGTACGCGATCCAATCAAGCCCGACGAACACGCCTTCCTCGTCAAAGCTGCGAATGATGTTGTCGATCATCCTTCCCGTCAAGTCTTCCAGTTCCGTCTCCGGGCTTACATCGGCCCCGACCTCGATCTTGGCAATGATCGACACGCGAACCGAGAAGCGTATCTCCTGCTGCTGCCCATACTCGCGACCCGTGCTGTACTCCACTTGCACTGCGACAGCCGGGTAATCCAGTTCCGGTCGGTCGAGTAGATCGGTCGGAGCCGCCTCACGCTTCGTCCCGAACGTCACGGCATACGGGGCATAGGCGCTGCCGTTCCAGTCCACGTACTCCAGGAACGCGGCGACCAGTTCCCTCTTCCCGTCGAGCAGGTTGCTGTCGGCCATGCGACTCGGCTCCTTACGCGAGCTTCTGCGTATCCGGGTTCACGCGCTCGACCGCGATCTCGATGTGGTGCTTGACCTTGCGCCCAACGTTGTAGAGGGCGGGGTTCTCGAAGGTGTTCCCCGGCTTGATGGCCTTCCACACGTTGCCGTTGTCTTCGTCTTCAAGCAGGTCCCCCGCCTGCACGACACGATCATCCCCGTCGTCGTCAACCGGCTCCAAGTACAGGGTGTCCTCCATCTGCTCGAAGACACCGAACTCGCTCGGGATGGCCCGCGTACCGGAAGGGCTGAAGAGCCCCGGCACACCCGTCTCGATGGTCGTCGGCGTCGCCGGAATGGTCCGCCCACCTGCGCTGATAGTGGAGGTCGGCCTCATGTGCGTGAACGTCTTCGGAGAAGGAACCTGCATCAGTACGCCTCGTTCCTGCTACCACGTTGGAATGTTGAGAGACGGCCCGCTGCGCTCCGCGTGATAGGAGTTCGCCAGTTGGTTCAGCATCTTCTCGCGCAACCGCTCCCCCGACCGCAACATCTGGTCGGCAATCTTCGAGTTATCAACGGCCAACGTACCGGCCCGCCAACTCCCCTGCTTCTGCATGTCCTGCCCCATGCGAATCCAGATCGCTCCCTTGACGAGATTCGCAAACCGTTGATCTTTGACGGCCTGCAAGTCGGCGAGCGTCTTCTCCCGCGCATAGATCACAGCCACATGATCCCCGCTCTGCGTCGGGGGAGGCACCAACCATATCTCGCTGTTCACAAAACTCCAGTGCCCCGCGAAGAACCGCCGGTACTCGGCCAACCGCTGGTGAATGACATGCAGTTCGGACGGGAACTCCTGGTTGAACCCGCCACCGAAGAGGTTCAGATAGAAGTCGTCAACCGTCCCGTCAAACTCCGAAGATGTGAGGTCGGGGTTCCAGGCCACGTCGATTACCCACAGGGAATCATCGGGGGCGGCGTAGTTCGGTTGGTCGGAGACGGTCGTGATCCCATCCGCTGCCAGGGTCAGCACGACCTCCGGCTTGTAGAAGCAGTATTCGTTCAGTTCTGCGGCGATGATCTGTAGCATGTCGGCATCGCTGATGTCGTCATCCGTGCAGCCCGCTGTCGCCCGCAGTTGCTTGATGAGTTCGTGGGAGGTCATCGTGTTGCCCGCCCCCATGCCGCGCGGATTTCGCGTTCCCACGTATCGGCAACGCCGCCCATCGACCACTGCCGATACTGGTGCTCCACAGCAGGAGCATGATACACCCACTCCCGCAACTTCTGCAAGAGGTCTGCAAGACTCGGCTCGTACCAGTGGGCTCCGATGGCCCGCATACCCTGTGCTTCCGACAGCCCCGCCACATCAAGCCCGTACACCCCCCGGTCGTCGATGTAGTCTGCCGGACCCGAGGCCCTCGTCACCAAGGCGGGGGTCCCGCAGGCTACGGACTCAAGCGGGCACAGCCCGAAGCCCTCCCCCCTCGTCGGGAACACCGTCAGGTCGCACGACCTGTAGAACGAGGCCATCATCGAGTCTGTCCAGTCCGCGTCGATGACGTGGCACCCCTGGCCGATCTCTCCCCGCGTGTCGCGGGACTTCACCACCAACACCGCCCCTTCCGGCGCGAGTTCGTTCCAGGCCCGCAGCAGCAAGTCAATCCCCTTGCGTGGACCGATGACGCCCGCCGTCCCGACAACGCGGTTCCCGAGCGCATCGGGGCAAACCCGAGACCAGAACCTCTCCCTGTCCTCATGTGACCACTGCTCCCGGCGGTACACCGTCTCCTCATACCCGATGGGCACTATGCGAGGGCGCGGAGTGTCGCTCTCCCGCCCATGTAGCCCCCGGTTGATGTCGAAGACCTCCCGGCAGAAGGTCGTAGGGACCCACACCTCGTCCGCCCCGCGCAACCGCAGGTTCCACTCGGACGGAAGCCCCGAAGCCTCGTACATCGTGAAGAGGACCTTGTAGCGCATCGGGAACTGTAACAAGTGGGTTGGCTCTCCGACAAGAACACCGAAGAAGCGATTGTGGGTGACGGCATCAACCGGGAGAGGGTGTCCTCCGTCCGGCACTCGATTGTCCGTCGCCATGATCTCGCAACGGAACCGCTCCCGCAACCTCGAAGCGAGGCCAAGGAAGACCTTCCCCATGCTGGAGAAGTTCGTGCAGGGACCCTTGAGGGTGACGACCACTATGCGGGCTCCTTACCCTGCTTGACGCGCAGCGCCTTTGCCCTCGCCCGCCTCTGCGCGTGAGACCAGTACCCCTTCGGCGTTGGCTTCTGCTTCTCAGACGGGTGCTTCTTCTTCGACATTGCCGACTCCTGGTTCGTGGTACCAGCGGCGCGATTCGAACGCGCACTGTCCCGCTCTTGAGGCGGTCGCCTCTGCCGAGTTGGGCTACGCTGGCGACTGGTAGGACGGGCAGGATTCGAACCTGCACTGACACGGCCCTGAACCGTGTGCCTCTGCCAAGTTGGGCTACCGTCCCATATTGGTGCAGGCGAGAGGATTCGAACCTCCACTGAACAGGCCCTCGACCTGCTCCCTCTGCCAAGTTGGGGTACGCCTGCTTTGGTCCGAGAGGAGGGAGTCGAACCCCCACAGCCGAAGCGGGTGATCTACAGTCACTTGGGCTCCCCACATGCCCAATGCCCTCGGATTGGTGTGCCCTCCGCGAATCGAACGCGGGTCTGCTGCTCTTCGGACAGCCGCTACACCGTCTCAGCTAAGGACACATTGGCGGAGAGTGGAGGATTTGAACCTCCGACCCCGTAGGGCGCACTCCTTAGCAGGGAGGCCCGTTAGACCGGACTCCGGCAACTCTCCGTTGGAGGAAGGGACAGGGATCGAACCTGCAAGGCCGTAGCTCGTCGGTTTTCAAGACCGATGCCGTCGCCATCCGTCGGCTTGCCCTTCCGATGGGAGCGGGAGCGAGATTCGAACTCGCGATCACGGGGTATGAGCCCGCCGCCTTGCCTCTTGGCTATCCCGCAGTTTGCCTGCTCTCTGCTACGACTGTTGCCCGTTGCCGTGGTGTGCTGTTACGCCAAAGGGGGCAGCGGTTTCCTGGTTCCGGCCACGGGTCTTACCCGCTT